AGAGCGGGTGCCTGATGCCTGATCGCATTCAATCGTTTAAGGTAGTATGTGGCGGAGGACTTGATTCAACTGAGAACCATCTAGATATCTCAGAGAACAAGCCGGGATGTGCCACACGCCTCGTTAACTATGAAGTCAGCCTCTACGGGGGCTATCGTCGTATTGAGGGCTTTCAGCCGTACGATGAGAACTATGCAGAAGTAGACCCAGACAACTGTCAGGGTAAGGTGCTTGCAGTAGCGATCTATAAGGATCGAACAGCCCATGAGACTGTTATCATTGCAGCACGTAAGATTAAGGCTTTCTACTTCACTGCTACTTCCGGTCAGACCGTCTTCACAGGTTCGGACAATAATGCCCGAACTTTAGAGATTAATAATACTGCAGCTCGCATCTCAGTAACCCAGAACGGTAATCCTCTCTACGCTAGCGGATATACTGTGCCAGATTCTGCTACGTTCCAGCTCAATGTTGGAGCAACTGCAGGGGATGAGATTGTAGTCGATGTGAATGAGTATGCGATCTATCGTCATACTCCCACTGGCTGGTCTCGTTACACACTAGATCACGGAGCCTACCGCTCTACTACAGACGGCTTTGGTACTGAGGTACACAAGTTACGCCACATCGAGTTTAACTTCGGTGCAGGCACTCAGATGGTATTTGTGGATGGTGTGAATCCAGCCCTGCTATTTGATGGCTCTCACTGGGATGAGCTACTCTCTACCGGTGACGGCTCTCATGAACAGAGTGGCTCTCATGCCCCGGGTGGAGAGAACTGCCTAGATGCTCCTGCCATCGTGCAGGTGTTTGAGAACCACCTCCTATTGGGTGGTGATAACTCTCTTGCATCAACTGTAGCGTATTCTGCCCCTAACGATCCTTATAACTTCGTTACTGCAGATGGCTCAGGGCAGTTGTCTATCGGCTTTGATGTCGTACAGTTTAAGCCCTTCCGTGATGACTTCTTCGTATTCGGTAACAATGCGATTAAGAAGGTTGCCCCAGACGTTACCTACGGTTTCGTTATTGATAACGTAACAGCAAACGTAGGCTGTATCGCTCGTGATAGCGTACTTGAAATTGGTGGTGACCTCGTATTCCTAGCCCCTGATGGCCTTCGCCCTGTGGCAGGTACTAGCCGCATTGGTGACGTTGAGCTTGAGACGATCTCTAAAGACGTACAACAGCTCCTCACCAGCCTACCGCAGGACTACGATCTAGATACCCTGAACGGTGTTGTTATCCGTTCTAAGTCCCAGCTCCGCTTCTTTATCGGAGATGACTCTGTAAGTACTACTGACAGCTTCGGATTGATTGGTGGCTTACGTAGTGCAGACCAACGACTAGGCTGGGAGTTTGGTGAGCTTGTCGGTATCCGTGCAAGCTGCTGTGTATCTGAATATATTAACCGTGAGGAGATTGTCCTGCACGGTGACTATGACGGTTGTGTCTATCGCCAAGAGCGGGGCACTAACTTCAACGGAAATGATATTTTGGCAATCTATGCCACCCCGTATTACGACTTCGGTGATACGGAAGTCCGTAAGACTATGCGTAAGGTGAATACCTTTATCCGAGCAGAAGGCCCTTTGACCATGAATATGTCAATGACCTTCGACTGGGATGATCCGAATACAGTACGCCCTTCTTCTTACACTGCTGCCTCTCGTGGCGCACCGGTACGATACAAGGGACGTAACATTAACTACGCAGGTACGGACATTAACTACGGCGGTAATGAGAAACCAATCATTACTACGTCCGTACAGGGTTCTGGGTTCTCTGCCCAGCTTACGTACGTGACCTTGGGAGACTTTAATCCGTACTCCATCCAAGGGATCGTCTTTGAATTCTCGATTGCAGGAAGACGCTAAATGGCAGGTTACACTCGTCAATCAGTCGCTGACATTGTTAATGGTGCCAACATCACGGCTCCTCCGATCAATGCTGAACTTAACCAATTGGCGGCAGCTTTTGATGCTTCTACTGGTCACAGCCACGATGGATCAAGCGGTAACTCCCCTAAGATTAATCTAGGTACCTCTGTATCTGGATACTTGCTGCCAGCTAACGGCGGTAGCGGTGGCCTCAACAACGTAACAGCTACCTCTGTTCCTACAACTAGTGACGACGCTTCGGCCGGCTACGCACCGGGATCTATCTGGATCAACGGTACTACCGGCCGTTTGTACGTCTGCGTTGCTAATACTTTAAGCAATGCCTTCTGGGTGGAAGCGCTGGGCGTTACTCCGTCCAATGACGTTATCCCATCCGCCAATAACCTTGTAGACCTCGGTACCAGCACGTACCAGTTCAAGGACATCTACATTGATGGCACTGGCTACATTGATGCCGTAAGCGGTGATACTCTTACCCTGACCAGCAACGCCTCTGTCGGTGGTAATCTTACCCTGACTGGTAATGCGGTTATCTCAGGTAATGTCACTACTACTGGTACCGGTTACTTTGGTGGTAACCTGACTACGAATTCTAACGCTACTGTTGTAGGCACTGCCTACCTGAACGGTGACGTTATCCTTGGTAATGCTGCTACGGACAATGTAACCTTCTATGGTCGAGTCAATACAAGCGTTCTTCCTATCACTGATGCAACCTATAATCTGGGTGCTGCAGCTAATCGTTGGGCTAATCTTTATCTCAGCGGTACTGGTACTATTCCTGTTCTTAGCACTACTACAGGTACTATCGGTACCCTTACGTCTACTACGGCAACGATTGGTACCCTAGGAGTCACTGGTAACCAGACTGTAGGCGGTAACCAAAGTGTTACTGGTACGAGCTCAGTCACTAGCCATCAGACGGTAGGCGGCAACCTTACTGTAACGGGTGGCACTACACTCAACGGCAATACTACTGTAGGCAACGCTACAAGCGATACTGTCACAGTAAATGCTGAAGTAGCCTCTAACCTGACGCCTAGTACTGACGACGTACGTGATCTGGGTAGCTCTACTAAGCAGTGGCGTAATCTCTATATCGATGGCACTGCAAACATTGATAACCTAGCTGCGGATGTAGCTACTCTAGGTAATGCTACTGTCACTGGCTCAGCCTCACTAGGCTCTGCCGTAGACATCAATGGCGGTACCATCGACGGTACTCCGATTGGCTCTAACAGTACCTCCAGTGGTGCCTTCACTACTGTGTCTGCTTCTAGCGGCTTCACAGGTAACGTAACAGGCAATGTCACTGGTGACGTAACCGGTAATCTGACAGGCAACGTAACGGGCAATGTAACCGGTAATATCACAGGTAATATCGTAGGTAACGTAACCGGTAACGTAACTGCCTCCTCGGGTACTTCTACGTTCAATGATGTCACTATTAATGGCACATTGAATATGGATGCAGGTACTACTGCTACCATTACTAACCTGACTAATCCTACTAATGCTCAGGATGCTGCCACTAAGAGCTATGTAGACACCAGCATTACCAACCTGATTGGTGGTGCTCCTACTGCCCTCGATACTCTGAATGAGCTGGCTGCTGCATTGAATGACGATGCAAACGCCTACACGACCTTAGACAATAAGATCAACACTAAGGTCAGCAAGGCTGGTGATACTATGACCGGTACCCTGAGTATGGGTGCTAACAAGGTTACCAGTACTGCAACTCCTTCTGCTACCAGTGATCTGACCAATAAGAGCTACGTAGATACTCAGAGAGATACTCGTGTAGCCAAGTCCGGTGACACCATGTCTGGTGCGCTGAACATGGGCTCTAATCTGGTCAGTAACGTAGCTACCCCGGTAAGTAACACTGACGCTGCTACTAAGGCGTATGTAGATACTGTTGCAGGCTCTGCTACTGCCGCTGCTGCAAGTGCAACTGCTGCGGCTACTTCGGCTACTTCAGCATCGAATAGCGCTACTGCCGCTGCAGCCTCTGCTGCTGCTGCCCTCGTATCTGAGAATGCTGCTGCTAGCTCTGAATCTGCTGCAGCTACCAGTGAAACTAATGCAGGTACCTCAGAGACTAACGCTGCTTCCAGTGCATCTGCCGCCTCTACTTCAGCAACTAATGCTGCAAGCAGTGCCTCAGCAGCCTCAACATCTGCCACTAACGCAGCCAATAGTGCCTCAGCAGCATCCACCTCAGCCACCAATGCAGCCAATAGTGCAACCAGCTCTGCTGGATCTGCTACTGCTGCCGCTACCAGTGCTTCACAGGCTGCTGCGAGTGCCGCACAGGCTGCTAGTACCTACGACAGCTTCGATGATCGCTACTTAGGATCTAAGGCTTCTGACCCTGCTACAGATAATGACGGTAACGCACTTGTAGCTGGTACCCTGTACTTCAACAGTACTGACGGTAAGATGAGAGCCTACGACGGTACGAACTGGATTGATGCCTCTGCTGCAGTAGAAAGCGTATTCACGATCTACAAATACACGGCTACTGAGGGCCAGACTACATTCTCTGGTGCAGACGATAACGGATATACTTTGGCTTATACAGAGCCAAACATGCTCGTTACCATTAACGGTATTACTCTTGAATTTGGTACCGATTACACTGCAACAGATAGCTCCAGCGTCGTATTCACTTCTGGTGCGTATGCGGGTGATGAAGTGAACATCTACGCCATCCGTAGCTTCTCTGTAGCAGATACCGTAAGTGCTGCTGGTGGCGGTGCATTCTATGGCCCAGTAGAGTTTGCTGCTGGGGTCAATGGCCCCACCACAATCTCAGCGTCTTCAGCGGCTGTCCAAACCCTCAACCGCACCACCAGCGATGGTGACATTCAGGTATTCAAGAAAGACGGCACTACGGTTGGTAGTATTGGTGCTGAAAGCGGCGCAGTGTATATTGGCAACGGTGATACTGGAATACGCTTCACTTCTGGAACAGACGAACTACGACCTTTTAATGTATCTACTACTTCGAGTAGAGATGCTGCAATTAATTTAGGCTCTTCTGGTTATCGCTTCAAAGATGCCTACCTCTCCGGCGGTGTCTACCTCGGCGGAACCGGAGCAGCGAATTATCTGGATGACTATGAGGAAGGGACTTGGACGCCGTATTTTTATGATGGTGGAGATATTGGCGGTACATATGGAATACAATTTGGTTCTTATACTAAGATAGGAAGTGTTGTTATAGCTTTATTCCACATTAATAACACGACAATGACAG